TTCCCCCTGCTGTCTTGGGGCCTTGCGGCCTTGTCGTTGCCAATTGTGGGGGCTGGCTGTCGATTCTGTCATCCGCCACGCCGTAGCCGGCTGTTTCACGCTCAGTTTGCCGGGGCTGTGGATAAAACTCACAGGATTCAGGCGTGTTTTCGTCTGGTCATTTGTCTTTACGTATGCAAAGATTCTCTTATCGGTAAAGGGGAAACGCTCCAAACCGAGGGGGGTATAAAATGTCAGTTCTTACTTTGGAAGATGTAATCATCGAAGCTGCTACCGAGCTTGCGATCTCTGGTTTCTGTGATGTGCCTGTTGACAATAACTGGGACGGTGTTGATCTGTTTGCATCTGGTTTCTTTGAATCAATTCCAGCATCTCGCGGTGTTTTAATGATTGACGGAGTTCGCTTTGCGATCGAAGACAATGTTCTTCATATGTATAAGTTTGAATGCTTCGGTCTTGTTGCAACCGTTTCATTCAAGGGTCAGATGGTTTCATCTTCTGTTCTCGTTGCGATTGCGAAGGAGTGGCTCTAATGTCTCAGCGTCTATGGGTTTCTGATAATGGCGATGTTCTTTGCGAAGAACACACAGGTACATATCTTCGTTCCGCAATTGAAGCAAAGCCGAAAGCATGGTCACATCGCACTCCGCTTGGCAATTGGTCGCTCTATTTCACACATCTTCTTGGTGGCGAGAATTTGGTTTGCGAGACTTGCGTTCCCTGGAATTCCCCTGATCATCCTTCTAACAAGTTGAAGGCTGGTGCATAATGACTCTTTCTGATCTCATTGAGCAACTTCAAGATCTCCTAGAAGAATTTCCAGCCCTGGGCGATCGCGATGTCATGATCGCTCAGCAACCTTCTTATCCTCTTACTGCTGTCATTGATTGCGTTTCTCTTGTTGATAACGATGACGACGAAGATGACGAAGATGCCGAAGATGGTCTCGGCGTCGTCTGGATCGCTACTTCTGAAATTGGTTCCTCTTCTTCTGTTTCGCCTTACGCACCACGAGCTGCATGGGAAGGTCGCTAATCATGAAAATCTCCAACACAAAGGTTGCCGGCTTACCAGATTGCGTTGCCTGCGATGGTCGCTGGCAGGCGATCTTCAAGCGTCAATATCAACATCCAAATGGCGAGCGCTACTGGATGGATATCTGTGTCTTCTGTCTTCCAAAGCATTCAGAATTTGAGGTGAAGTAAATGCCGGTACTCGAGTTGTATTGCATTTTCTGTGATGCTCGCGTTACAAACGGATCGCACTGCGTTCCTTGCTTGGAATATAAAGGCGTCGTTTCTCTGGCTGAATATATTCAGATAAACGGTCACTATCCAAAATCGATTAAGGGGTAAATAAATGGGTGCAATGAAGTCTTTGCTTATGGATATTAGCGATGGGATGGAGCTGGCTGGTCGCAATCTTGTCGACGCGGCCCAGGCTCAGGATCCTGAATTGATGCAGGCGGTCATGGTGAATGTCTTGTCTGCTCTTCCTTCATATCTAACTGCATTGAGAGGTGAATAATGAAGATGAATCCGAAGTTTGTGCGCCGACGCCGCGCAGTGGCGATCGTGATCGGCTTGCTCCTGCTCAGCCTGTTCACGTATGCCACTCGCGATGTCTGCTGGACTGGTTCTGGTTACGGATCCTGCTCGGTCATGATTGACGAGGTGATCTCCAATGGCCGTTAAGAAGATGCGTTCTGTCCGGGTGTCTGATTCCCTGTGGGCTGCCGTTAAAGCTAAGGCTGCCGCCGATGAGAAATCGGTCAGCGAAGTGATCGTGGATGCTCTGAAAGCCTACATCCGATGAGCTGGTGGAATCTTGCCATCGCCCCTGTTGCCGGGATCCTGGCGCTCGCCTATGGCCGACGGATCTGGTTCTGGTTTGCCATTGGTTTGTTCTTCGGCCTGTGGTCTTTCCTGATCGTGCTGCTGCCAAAGAAAGAGCTGCGCGTTCCTACTTTTCCCGGTTGGTTCCTTGTCTATTGGGGCAATCGGGTCATTGCGAAGGAGATGCGATCTATCCGAGATCCATCCGATCTTATTTAGCAAGAAAGGCCCCCCATCGCCGGTTCCTGGCTGTGGGGGGTGTTTGCTGTCTTGATCTAATTTCGAATAGTTGCCTAGTTTCGGCTGAAAGAATCCACCGAATAGTTTCGAATAGTTGCCTAGTTTCGGCTGAAAGAATCCACCGAATAGTTTCGAATAGTTGCCTAGTTTCGGCTGAAAGAATCCACCGAATAGTTTCGAATAGTTGCCTGGTTTCGGCTGAAAGAATCTACCGAATAGTTTTGAATAGTTGCCTGGTTTCGGCTGAAAGAATCCACTGAATAGTTTCGAATAGTTGCCTGGTTTCGGCTGAAAGAATCCACCGAATAGTCTTTATTCGCCTTTGAGCGCTCTAGCGATTCCTTCTTCTAGGCTAATCTTTGGCTCATAAATCTGAAGCATCTTCGTGGGGTCGCCGACTCTGTATTCGACTCCGCTTGGCTTGCCTGGGTGTTTCCTAATCGGGGCCAGATATCCCTGCGCCAACATGATCAGCTCTGCGAGCTGGATGAATGAAGTCGCACGCCCGGTGCAAAGGTTCAAAGTTTCGATGTCGTTTGTGATCGCTGAAAATGTTCCTGCAATGACGTCGTCGATGTGGATAAAGTCGCGGACTTGCTCGCCGGTTCCCCATATGTCGAACGGATCCTGTTTGGCTTTGCCGCGTGCGATCAACGATGGGAATGGGTAGTCGAGGTCTTGGTCGCTGCCGTATCCGCTAAATGGGCGCAGGACGTGGACTTTGATTCCTTCTGCTCTGGCATATCGGGCCAAAGTTTCGCCAGTTAATTTTGCCCATCCGTAGCTCAAGTCTGGGGTTCGAATGTGGTCGAGATTGATGTCGCTCTCTCGAAGGCGTTGCTTGTAGGCGGCCTTCTGTAAATAAATCGGGTAAGCCGCCGAGCTGCTGTAATAAACGAGATGCTTCGGCTTGGTTCTTACGGCCCACTGAAACATGTCGCTGTCGATCGCGAGGTCGCTGGCAACGGCCAAAGGGTTGCCTTCGATTGTGGCTCTGCCACCGACGATCGCGGCGAGGTGAATAACGACGTCGTATCTGGTGTCGTCCTTCTTGAAGAAATCCCTGCAATCGATGCCGTTTGCAATGTCGATGCCGGTGATCTCATGGCCTTTGTCATCGAGCGCTCTGTGGAAAGCGCGGCCAACGAAGCCGGCGTCTCCTGTTATTAGAATCTTCATATGAGCCATTCTGCCAGGTATTTGTCGCTTCCTGATTCGGCCTTTGCCATCGCCTGGTCAATGCTGAAATGGAAGCGATCGTCTGCTTCAAGGGCTGCCCCGATGTGGTGCAAGGTTGCCTTCTTTGCAATCGGGAACGCCCGGCGCTTGCTCTGGCCTTCTGTGGGGGTTTCGTAGTTCTCATCATGGATCAGGGCGCTGTCTTTGATCTGTGGCCAAAGTTCAGCCGCTAGCCAGTCCTGATCTTGCGTGTAATAATTCTGACCTTCTGCGATCGCTAAATCCGCCGGGATTGCGCTAGTACGAGCTGCAAACATGCCGGCGCTAATCTTGTAATTGTGGCCTGTGGGGTGATCTTTCATAATGTGGAAATCGAGGCCGCTTGCTAGAAACTCTTCGTGCGCGATCCGTTCCCGGTGCGTCAGCCTGGCGTCTACGTCGCGGCTTAGAACGACGTCGAATTCCTGATCCGTTAAAGCCTGAAAGCGCCAGAGTTTGGCCCTGTGGTCTTCTGGCCCTTCTTGATCTACGAACTGCACGTGGGGCAAGAGGCGAAGGGTTTGCTTGATGGATTCTGGAACCGATGCGCCGGCGTAAAAGCGAAGCGTGAATCCTTTGAAGTGCCTGGTTGCCAGAATTGCGTTCTTGATCGCACCGATTGTGTATCGCTCTTCGCTGCCGTATAAGGAGTATGCAATGAGCTGCTTCATGGCCTTAGTTTGCGCTTGAGTAATTCGTAGGCTTCGCTTTGAATGTAGTTCTGGTAAGCGAGCGCGTCGAATGCATAGATTTCGGTTGCGTTGACTTCTTTGTATCCCTCATCCCATTCCGCTTTGCCTGCGACTGGGTGCATGTGTTCAACGATAACGTCATCGAGATAAGTCAGCGCACCTAAATCTTCGCCTAGTTTCTTCCAGAAGTTATCAAGGTATAAATGCTTCATCTTTGGCGGAACCATTCCGTCGAGCGCTTTGACGATATCGCTCGTCATCGTGATCATGGTTGGAAGTCGTTTGCCCTGTAGCAAGTCGTTGCCGTAGGCCATTGACGGCCGCTTCGCCATCGCCTGGATAAGAAGTGAATCCCACCCGGCTGTGCGTGGGCGATGGTCATCGCCGAGGAAGGCGAAGTATTTATATTCGCCCTTCTTTGCGATCGCACTGGCTGCCTTGTTTATTGGGTAAGCCATGCCCCGGGTTTCGTTCTCGATCGTCATACACTTGTCTGCGCCTACTTCGTATTCGTAGGCG